CAATTACTTTTTACTCCACCAGTAGATCCACTAGCGTTAGCAGTTTGGTTATTCCAGTTTTTATTACTCATTCTTCCTCCTTTTTACATTCACAGTTACCACATTGGCACTGTCCTCCGCAACATGAACCGCCATTACTACAATGACATTCATGATCACAATGTTTACATATTGGCATATTACCTCCTATGGTGTGTACGCCCGTGCTGGTTCAACTCTAAAAGAAACTCTTTCCCTATCGTTTTCAGAAGCACGTTTAAATTCTTCGTCATACACCGCTTTTAAGTTTGCACTTAACATTGGTGCTCTTTTTAAACTTATATAGTAAGCTAATCCAGCCGTCAAACAAGGAAGAAAATAGAATGGTACATCAGCGTTGTTTGTATAACTACCTGCATCTTCTATTCTAGCAATATAAAAATACTTAAATATGTAAGCTTTATCTGGGCTAGGATATAAAAACAATGTCATATCATTTTCTGGTCTACCACTACTAGATGAACCTGCAGTTGTAACTGTTCCTGGAACTAAAGCAAATTGTGTAGGTCTTGCATCGCCTGTTGATGCATTTTCTTTTTTGCTTAAATTCATATATTCAGTTCTAGAAATTCTATTCATAGCAACATCTGTAGTGCTACTATCTCCTTCTAAATTAGAAGTTGCGCCTGTTGTAGTTGTTACAACAGCATCTACTATGTCTACAACCTTTTGATCAATAGGATAATAATTTGTGCCAGCAGTTAATGTTTGTGTTTCATATGTTATGGTCCATAAATTTAAACCACGGTTTGCCCACTCTGCTAACATTAAGTTCATAGATCTTCTAGCAGTTTTTAAATCATAACCACTACGAGTCTCTAATTGACATCTTTCGTATGCCTCTTCTATTATTTCCTCAATCGAAAGATTAAAGGTTTGTGTGCCTGAATAAGCCATTTAAACCTTTAATAAATTTTTTGAAATTCAGCTACAATTGTGTACATGTTGCCACTATCAGCAGCACCAGGTACAACAAGATTAACATCACTTTCATTAGTATTATTAGATTTATCTGCTGGTATTCCACCAAACTCTCTAAAGTCCCAATAGCCTGTTCCTGTTAAACCTATTATAGGAATATCTCCATCATCATCTTCTTCATCCAAACGTGCGTAAGAGTCTCCTCCATCGCCACCTTGACAAGAAAACCAAACTCTAAGTAATCCTAAGTGTGCCACAGCAGTTCCGTCTGCCCTAGCATCCATTGCTGAGACATCACCAAAAACTGTTGTTGCTCCTGTTCCATCTGATTGATTGACTATTTTAATTGTAACGCGAGCGTCATTTTGTTGTAGGATAGTCGGTCCTGTAACTGTATCTGCCATGTTCCCTCCTTAATCAAGAACTGTGGGGCCGAAGCCCCACTTGTTTATTTATTATTCGTATACGTTTCTGCTCATGCAAACATGATGTACGTTTACTGCTTCTGCAGCAGCCGCACCAGCTTCAATACCAACATATGGAATAAGATCCACATCGTTAGTTAAAGCTGCAGTTTTAGTAGCTGCTACTCCAGGTTGAACCGCTGTTACAGATGTTCCACCTGTGCTTCCTGCTGTACTAGTAAGGTTATACTGTACACCATTAACAAATGCAGTTGCTTTTCTATCACTATCTATTTCAATTTTTAAATGATAAGGTGTGTTAGCTGCCACAGCAATTGGTAGTGCAGAGATATGATCAGTGCCACCAATACTATGTACCACATGCCAATTAGCGAAAGTAGTAAATGCTTCTGAGTTAGTAGCGTCAGTTTGAAATTTAAAATATATTTGGTCATCATCAGTTGCAACTAATTGATCATTAGTTAGTTTTAATCCTGCCCAAACTTTTTGGTTATCAATTGCTGGTAGCATAATTGATGTTTCAAAATGTACTTCATTTTCTGTTCCCCATTGACAACCTGCCCACGCTGTTGCGGCAGTATCTAAGTGAGGTGTAATGATTGCTTGATCTTGATCTGCACCTGCTGTTGTTGCTAAAATTCCTGCTGAAGTTGAAGCAAATGTAACTAGTGCAGTAGTTACGTTAGTTCCAAGTGCTTCCCAGTTTCTATTTAAAGCTCTTTGAACTTCAACTGTTGATACTTGGTCAATGTTTGCATTTAGACCTGGTCTTTGTAAAAACCATTCTTCTAAATAAAATCTTCTAGCGTCCATTGCTGGATCACTTATAGTTCTATCGTGCTCAACACCTGTTGAAGCAGTAGTACTATATAATTTATAGTTATTCTTGGATCTTACTGGACCCTGAAAGCTTGTTTTAGCCATAATATTCTCCTTGGTCATATAGACCAATCGTTACACAGTCTCTATATCGTCTGCCTAGCCAGTCTGTATAACTTGTTATACTAGGTATAGTGGGGCACATAATGCGCCCCACTAAAAGATTTACGCTCCTGGTGATCCGAAGATACCTCTCCAGTCAGAGAACCCAAACGAGTATCTCTCTCTAGCTTTGTATCTTACGTTACCAGTATCGAAGTCACCTTCCATCGCAGTTCTAATAGGAGACCTAGTGAACATTTTTAGTCCATTAGGTGCATCTGTTTTTAGAAAAAACGCATCAGTATCAGTTAGGAAGTTGTTTACCACATATCCTTGTGGTACCATTCCCATGTTTCTAATTGCGTTTAAGTCATTATCAGCTGTTCCTACTCTACCTGCAGATTTCATTAACCTTTCAGCAGTAAATTGAAGGTTTACAGGAATAATCATTTTTACTCCTTGAAGAGCAATTTTCATTCCTCTTTCATCCTTCATACCAGCAATATCAATTAACATCTGCTCAAGCGAAGTTTCGTTTAAGTCAGCTGAAGTTGATAGCTCGTTCTTTTGGTCTCCACTAAGTGTAGGGTGATCAGTAGCACAAAGCTCCTTATCATCGCCACCAAGAAAAGAACTGTTGAACGCTCTGTTAAGAACGTTAGCAGCTTTAATCTGTTTAGTGTTAGCCATTGAACGTGCCAATGCTTTTGTATATCTAGTGCTGATTTTGTCGTAAAGGTTATCCTCTACGGCTTCTTCAGTTAATGAGAAAGCCAAAGCAATGGTTTCGTGGGTGTAGCGTGCAGTGAAAGTTTCTTGTGCGGCTTCATAAGTCACACCTGAACCTTCCGGTTTTACTTCTGCATTGCCAAAACCACCTAGCATTACTTCTTCTTCAAATGCACGGTCAGAATTCTCTGAATCAAAGATTTCTGTGTGCTGGTTTTCGTATCGGTCGTATTCTAATCCGAACAGGGCATTCAAGCCAGGTTCGAGTTCTTTGACCAATTGCATTCTTGAAATTGCCATTTATCTCTCCTCTAGCTATTATGTACCAGTGATGCCTGTGCCCAACTTAACGTGCTCATTAAACATAATTGTGCCAGTTAGCGTTTGCGCTTGATGCATCGTCGTTTTCTGGATCTTTTGTAATCCCAATGATTTTTACCTGTAAGCCAGCAGTAGTTGCTTCTGTACTATCATCAATTTCATTTTTTGATTGTCCATTTACAGTACTACCAGTTGTTAAGACTGAATCAGTATTTTTACCAATATCAGTTTTAGCAATAGTGCCATCACATTGAGCTTCGAAAAGCATGTACGGATCGTCATAGATATACGCGTCTATATTAGTTGAGCCAGATATGGAACCAGCACTGGTTACATTAGTCTGACTGTAGTAATTTGACCATGTAGGTTTTTTACTTACTGGGTCAATGTAGAAGCAACCGTTAAAAACACCTAGGTTCGTAGCGCCGGAAGCTGTTCCAGCAATTACATACCCACCAGACTGCATTACGTGATCACCTTTAAAAATAGATGTACTGTAATTGTCTTCGATGGTGTACATAGTCGTACCCATGTTTTGAACGCCACTACCAACTTTCCCAATAGGTTTGTACCCAAAGGCCGCGTCAATATTAGCCATGATTTTATCCTCATAGTAATTGTTACAACACACTCACCACGAATGTGCTATGTTTGTAACTTAAGGGGAAAAAAACTAGTTGTCTTTTTTACCGCCACCAAATGTTACGCGAGAACGCCTGCTTTCATTATGTACAGGCATGCTAGGATGTTGGTCTCTGAGTGGATCGTTTGCAACAGCATCATCTTTATCTTGCGCAGTTTGTGCAAAATATTTTTTTCGCTGCTCAACAATTTCCTCAGGAATTCTTGCTAGCATCAAACCTCCGACAGCTATAACACCTTCGTATTTACCTGATTCCATTTGCGGCCAATCTGTGTTTGGGTATTCGTCAGCTCTGACAAATTCCCATCCCTCTCGCATTCTCGCAGATACATTTTTTGAATCTATCTGTCCGATTGTTTCGGCCCTTATCCAACGGTGTTTAAAACCGTTAGGTGCAGGTGGTGCATCTAACTGTGATGGTGGAGTCCATTCTTTCCTTCGTTCGGTTTTAACTCGGGTTTCAGACTCGCGTGACGGTAGTTTATTGTTTTTATCTGTATTCATATGCCTACTCCTTCACGTACTTCGCATATTCGCTTAGTGGCACACCTAATTTTTTTGCTATGGCTACCTGTGAGGGTGTGAGTCTTACAGAACCTTTACGCGCCTTTGCTGGTGCCGCACCTCTATTAGCGGATGCAACTGTTTGCGAAGGCGAAACTTGTTGTTCAAATTTATGAGGAAAAGTATCCCTCATTCTTTTGTCTACTTCACTATAGTATAAATC